TTATACCTCCTATAGCTGCAATAAGAACTACACTGTTATCAAGTAATTTAAATTCAGGATGTTTCTCTGGTTCAATAAATCTTTGAGTAGCCTGTCCATATAACCATCCATATACTTTCATTTCTGAAGCAGTTATAGCTGGATTATTATAACTAGTGTCTGGTGAATGGAAAGATTGAATATCAATTGGAATGTTCTGTTTTAATCTTTTATATGGATCTTGAGGATCTGAATCTACTGCTCTTCTAATTATAAATGGATCATTGTATTTATAATTTGCATAATTTAAATTAGATGCAAGAATACTAGTTCTGTTATTTTGTGGTATTAAACAGTTATATGGATAGTTTGCATATAATCCAATTGTTCCTGGTGATCCACCTGCAATTGCTTTAGGTGTCCCTGGAATACTATAGTTTCTAAAGTTATTTATCATACCTTTAGCTAGAATAGTTTTATTACCATTTCTAGAACCTCTCAGTATTTCATAACCTACTATGTTAGGTATATCATTTCCATCATTATCTTTTGGCATAATGATGTTTTTAAACCTAACTCCCATTAGCCTAATCTTATAATCACCATTAGCATTTTTAGTAAAGTGATATGTATTAGGAGTTAATCCATTGTCTGGAAATCTATGGTGCCTTATATTTTTACCACAAAGGTCATACTCTGTTGCAGTAGATCCTGTCCAACAATAGTAACTTGAATTCCATATATCAGGTCTATTATCAGGGTATACTTCAGTTGATTCCCAATATCCCATTTTACCTGATGCAATTACTTCTCCTCCATCAGGTAAAGTTTGAGCAGCTGTAGAAGTTTGAGCTGCTGTATTTAATACATGGAATACTTTATCATCATCATATAAAGGTGATGTACCTAAACTATTAATTCCATCTATAGTAGCTCTATCTGTAGTAGCTACATTATAAGGTGCGGGAGTTACATAATTACCAGAGGGTCTTCCTGGAATATGGTAAGATGCAGACTTGTCTCCTGTGTCATATACCCATCTAATGAAGAAAGCATATATTTCATCTCTAAGATATCCTGCATTATTACCTCCGTCAAAATAATACCTTTCATCATACTCTACAGAAACCCATTCTGCTTGAATTAAGTTTGCTAAAGGTTGATAGTTAAAATCAAACTTTGATGTAGGTCCTAATCTTAACAAATAATTGTTAGCAGCAATAATTTGCTCAGATCTTTCAAAAACAAAATCTTTTAAAAGTATAGTACCTTTATCTATATTAGGATTCTGATCTGTAAAGAGATCAATAATAATTCTTTTAGTTCTTGTAGAATAGTACCCTATTCTTCTATTGTCTTCATTTTGATTTGTAAATCTAATGAGTACTAATTCAAATTCATCAAAAGCTTCTTCATCTACATCTACATCTACTTCTATAGATCCTCTTAAATCTGGATCAAAGTAAATAGGTTGAGGATGTGAAACAGAAAAATAGTTTGTAACTCTTACTTTATCTATAGTATATGCTGCAACTACTGCATAAGACCCATTAGGGAGTGATCCAGGTTGCTGTCCTTTTCTTATATCTAAGCAAGGAGTTTTTAACAATCTAGCTATTCTAAGTTGATCACAATCTAGCTTATTAAGGTCTTTACATATTCTACACTCTAATCTTGTACTGTCAGGATTTCCATCTCCATTTTCATCTACTTCAACAGGAGGTGTAGTTTCACAATCCTGCATCCATGGAACACCTGGCCATAAAAGTCTATTAGTTCCATTAGAATAAAAGTTTATAGTAGTAGATCCATTTGCTCCTCCCATGAATGTATAGGGCTCTTCAATCCAAAGTTTTGGATCTCCTATATTCATATGTCTATCAGGATTTAAATTATCTGCCCAATACACTTCCCAAGAACAGTCATCTAATAATCTAGATGCTCCTGTTATTAAATGTAGTTTACTAAAGTTTAAACAAGGATCATTTACAATAGGTCTATATCTACATATGTCTTCTTCAAATAATCCTATTTCAGAACTTGTAGGTTTGCCATCTAAGGCATCATATGCTACACTATATATTACCCAGTTATCACTGAATAAATGTATAACTCCTATAATATCTTTATTAAATCCAGAAACTGTTTGCATTACTTTAGCACATAATGCATTTGATTCTTCATTTGATAAAGTTCCTAAATCACCAGTTGATGTATTATTACTTGCATTCCTAGCATGAGTCCACATTCCATCTTCTACAAAAGATGGGTCAGAGTCTCTGTTCATACCTTTTATAAAGGTATTAGTTTGCGTAGTTGTAGTATTAGGATTACTTCTATTGGACCTTTGTTTAGCCATTACTATGAATATTATTTCTTACACGAGTTCTTTTCAATACATTAGGAGGATAAGATCTAAACATATCATAGTATCTAGCATACATTGCTTTTCTATTTGCTTTTGTGATCTCTTGTAGTTCTCTAAAGTTAGGTGTGTTAACTACGCTTAATGCATTATTTCTAGCTCCTCTTAATCTTTGTTCTACTAATTGCATTCTTTGAGCAACGTCCTCTCCATTTAAATAAAGGTTCTCAAGTATTCTAGACTTTAATGCATATTCATAATATTCATTTAAAAGATCATGATCAGGAACAAGTAAATTACCATCTTCGTCTTCCATTTGACCTTGATAGTTTAAATATACTTTTCCTGTTTTAAAATTTGTAAATAAAAAACCATGTTTGATCCATCCTTCATTTACAGTGTTATGATATAAATTTGGACACTCACAATCAATATTTTGACTTGCTTTCATTTTTAAAGGAAGAAGTTCTTTATATACTAAAGTTTCTGTAGTATTAATTACTTGAATTAATTCATAAGTCTCACCTTTACAGTTCATGAAAACTCTAGGCTTTATGTTAGCATCTCCATAAGGCTGTTCAGGATTATGCACTAAGCATGTCCCCATATTACCTTTATCATCACAACAACATGTAGGCTGAGTAGTATCACAAGCATCAGGAACATTTTTAGGAAAGTCGCTATATGTTACAGGAACTTTACCATCAGTAATTTGCATCTCCTGCATATTAGTTCCTCCTGCTGCACCATCATATCCTATTTTTCTTTCAAAGTTTCCGCAGATTAATCCATAATTAAATGTATAAAAATCATCTGGTAATTTTACTTTACCATGAGTTACATCTAAGATCACTTCTCTTTGCTGATTGATTCTAAGTCCTAAATCATAATTAATCTTCTTAGCAAGCTTAATAAGCTGCTGTGGCTCAATCATATTCTCTAGAGCAAACGTATTAAGATCTATAGTTACATCTTCTAAGAGTTGATCAAAAGTTCTATATTTTAAGGTGTAATTATAATCCATTATCTAAGTGTATTTTGACTATCATCTGCTCCATCAGTTGGAACTTGCATAGTCATAGTTAATTCTTTTACTACATATTGCTCTATTTCAGAAAATAAGTAATCTGGTATATTGAGTGATTGATCTTGTCTTAAAACACATTCATCATCACATTTCTCAACATCATTTTCAAATATAGCTTCAATCCTTACTGCTTCCCAATCAAGATCAGGAAAGTAAAGGTAACCATCCAAATACCACCAGTATTTTCTTTTATTATATTTAAATGTAGTTGATTTAGTCATAGAAACATAAGTACCTGGATCTGTTCTAAATAGTTCTATAGAACCATCAATAGATGAAACAGTCCTAAATATAGGTCCCTGTATACCTGTTAGAAGATCTGGAACTCTTTCTTTAGTCCTTTTAAAATAACATCCTGAATACACCCCTGCACATGAAGCTTCTACTTTATCTACTTCTATAAGTTCTGCATAAGGTAATACTTTAAATATATTACTAATCTTCATTAGTCTAAGCTGATTGTCTTCTCTTTTCATTAAAGACTGCCCATATTTAATGATAGAATAGTAAATGGTTCTATCTGTTAAAAATGGATCTTCCTTAACAGCTTTAAGAGTATTCCTTACTCGTGATATTGCTTCGCCAACTGTTGTGCTCATAAGTCAAATTCATTATAGTCTTTCAAAGCATGCTCCTGCTTTTTTAGTCTTATTTCATTAGCCACTTTTTTAGAGTAAGCTAATTTTAATTTTCTTTGCGGATCTACTACTATGTAGTTGTTCCAATTTTCAGGATATGTTTTAGCAACCTTTCTTTTAAATTCTCTGGATCCTACAAATCCCCAGAACTCTATATTTTTTACCTTATGTTTTAAATTACCATTTGTAAAAAATATCTTAGCTAGCTTACCATCACTATCCCAATTTTTGTTAGAAACCTTTACACCATACTTTTTAGATTTAGCAAAATCAATATTCTTTTTTTGACTAGCTTGACAAGTTCCTATAAATAACCATCCTAGTGATTCTGGTAACTCTACACCATTTCTGTTATCTATAACTGTTTCAAAGACTAGTTTATTAAAAGATTTAATAATTGATCTTAGCTCTTTATCCTTGTAGTTTTTATACTTTGGATACTTTTTTCTAAATCTATCAAAGAACTCTTTATTTAAAACTTCATATGTCTCTGCTCTAAATCTTGGAGCTTTTAAGTCTGGTGTTCTAAATGTTTCCATACTATGTAAATAATATACTAAAAATTAGCGAGATTAGCAAGTATACAAATATACAAAAAAAGAAAACCCCCACTTGTGTGAGGGTTCTCCTGTTGTTAGCCACAGATAACCAACAAACTGCGACAATATTTATTATCCTAGAACTAATACATTTGTAATGTTACTACCACTATCTATATTAAACGTAGTTGAGTTTACCATTGTTATTGTTGTAGTATTTGTTACATCTACTAAACCATCAAAGCATCTTACATTAACATAAGTTTCACCAAGAGTATGAGTAATTGCTTGTGCACCAGAACCGCCAGTATAAGGTAACTGAGTTGGATTTGATGTAGAATCTAATACTTCTCTTTGTACATCTGCAGTTATAGTTAAAGTTGTACCTGTAGTATTTGTAGTAATACCATCACCACCTGCTACAGTCAATGCATCAGTTGTAGTTGTGGCCGCAATTGCACCACCTGTATCACCCTCAAATGTTAACCATAAAAATTGATCTACATTAGGAGCTGTGTTAGTAATTGTAATATCTCCTGTAGTAACATCTACTGAAAGATTTCCATCTGCAGATGTTAATGATGTTACACCTTCATTGTTAATAGTAATAGTTTGAGTTCCTAAGTTTCCTATTGTACCAATTCCAGTTCCACCTGCTATAGTAAATGTACTAGTTGTGTTAGGTGCTTGTAAAGTATCACCTGCGTCAGATTGAATTTCTGCATAAACACGGTCAATAAGGTTGTCAATTTGAATTTGATTACCAATTACTGTTAAGTCAATATCACTTCCACCCACTAATTCTAAAGTGTCTTCATTAATAGTAGCAGTAGCTGTACCACCTGGATTTCCAGAAATATTTGAACAGTCAACATTAAGGAATGTTAACTGAGCAGAACCTCTGTCTTCATTATTTATAGTAAAGGTTGCTTCATTAGGACCTACTGCAGTTAGTGTTGTAGTAATTCCATTTGTTACAGCATCTCCTACTATATTTAATTTATCAGTATTAGATGCAGCAGAAATATCAGTAACACCATCACTCATTGTAAACCAAGCAAGTGGTGAACCAGCTGTACTAGTAACAGTGATTGTACCTGCAATATCATTATAAGTTACGATAATGTCCGTACCTCCAACAATTGTAGCACCAGCTACATCTTGAATAAACTCAGTCATTTCTGCATCATCTATAGCAACATTAAATGTTCTTTCAAATGGTGCAATACCACCTGCAGAAAGTAGAGTAACAGCTAATTTATCATCATCACTTTGAATAGTAACTTCATCTACTTCTAAAGTATAAGTTGTATCTCCTGCATTTGGAGTATTTGGAATTTCTGTAATTGAAATATGTCCAAAAGAAGTTTGAAGTGCAGTAATTGGTAAAAGTGAAGCATCTACACCAATAGTATAAGTAGTCTCATATGGACCTGGTGTTGATGGGTCTACAATTAAAGTTAATGCAGAAGCTGGATCTACAGCTACTATACTTTCATTAGCATTTACTACATAAGGATTTCCTGCACTACCGTCCCCAGTTACAACAACATTATCTCCTGCAGTTACAATTGAAGCTGAAGGAAGTCCTGCTGGATCTAGAGTAACTGTATAAGTAGTTACATAACCTACTGTAGATGCACTTACAACTACAAAATCATCTCCTGATACTACTACACTAGATGGTAGATTTGCAGGATTAAATCTAGCACAGATATAATTTACAATTGCTGTAAGTGCAGTATCTAGATAATCATTTCTAGATATTACAGTACTAGTTAATCCTGATATAGCATCAGTACAAGTTAAGTCTACTCCTGTGTAGACAATGCAAGAAGCGTTAAATACTTCTGAACATGCGGGTGGACATGTCTTAGAAACTACATAAGTTCCTGAGCATCCACAACTGGGTTTATTGCAATTTGAACAAGCCATTTTATTTTATTTTTAGTTTATATATATAATTTAATTTTTAAGTTAATTTAGTTATAGAAAAAGTAATAACATCTGTTTCATCACTTGTATATGTAACCCCATCATATAACCTATCTGTTAAATTTTGAAGAGTTAATTTAATATTATCTAGTGCATTTAAATATACTACTTTTCCACAGCTAACATCTACAGTATTATTTAATCCCGCAATAAGAGGCATTGAATTGCCTACAATCACTTCTGGAAATTTAATAATACCAATACCAAAAGTACCTTCTGCATCAACTGGTAAATTCTCAATTGTTGTTGAGGATGTTCCAAAATCTACACTAGTTACAACTGTTTGTAATGAACCTGTCTGCCATGAAAGTGTACCTTTATTATCAGATTTTAAATTTACTGAAGCATTGACATAGTAAAGACCTGCTTCAGCTACAGTAAAAAAAGATCCTGAACCTGAGTTATTAACTAAAGTTCCAAAAGAAGCTGGAATAATTGTTGCTGCCTGAGCATCTGATACAAAACTTCCTGGTGTAGCAGTAGCTGTAACAACCTGATCATTAAATCTAACTTGATTATAATAAGATACTACAGGAGAGTTAGGAAATCCTGCTGGTGGAGTACTTACTAAACTAGGTATTTGACTAGCTGTATTTAATAAAAATATTTCAGGTTGATATAAACCATTAATAAATACTGTAGCAGAAAAAGTATCTAAACCATATGTATCAGTAAGTGTTACAGTTACATCATTGCCTACAGCGGTAGCTTCAATATTTGCACCTACAAAGTCAATTGAAGATACTGCAGATGTTATTTCTACACCTTCATTCTTAATAGATACATCTACATTTAAATTACTTAAATATTGATAAGTATCACAAACAACTATCCATAAGTTTGTTATTGATTGTGCAATAGTTCTATTAGGACCAGTTGTCCATCCAGATAATAATTGAAATTGTCTACCATCATATAAAGAAAGATCTGTATCTTGGACACATTGACTTAAAGCAGCATTGTTTAATGCTGTAATAGTTCCAACAGCATCATAATAAAAATCACACCACACTGCATCAAAAAATTCTTGAAGAATAGTTTGAACTGGACTATCTGTTCCTCCACCAATTGATCCTATATCACATTTTGATTGAACAGTTAATACTGGATAAGAAGGTAGTGGTTGATTTTCTAGATCATCTACTCTCTCAGCAAGCTGAGTAATTAAATCTCTAATTTCTGTAAGTTCATTAACTATACTACAAATTCTATTTCCTATTAAAGTAACATATTCTAATAGCTGCATAGTAGTTTGAGTTCCTGTTACAAAACAATCTGCTACTGTTACTACACAATCAGGACATCCACTTTCTGTTTGTGATTCAGGTGTTATTCCTTGATTTTCACATATCTTTTCAATAAGAAATTGAATGAGTGCTTGAAAGTCTTTTGGATTACATGCTTGTAAGTTAAAGCATGTTAAATCATAGTTTGAAACTTTTAAAGTTTCTAAAATTGTACAAAGCTCTGTAGCTAATGCAAAAACTACATCAGAAACAGTATCTCCTTTGCACAATTTGATGCACTCTATGTCAGGCCCCTGCCATACTACACAGTTGGAAGAGATAGGACTACAAGGCTTATTATCTAAATTTAAAGGTTTCATACTTTGTGTTATTTATAATATACAAAATTTTATTAAGAATTGCAAGAACAATTAGATGCAGTATTTCCGCAACAATCCTTCAATGGTTCACATTTATAATTTGGATCTGTTAGTGCTTGTAATTCTATTAGTTCTTTTTTAACTAACCATTTCTCATCTTCTTCTGGACAACAGTTAGATATACCGTATCTTAGTTCAAGTACTTTCTTATATACAATGTCTGCAAACTTACATGTTATTTTATCATATTTCTCTGCAGAACATATAGGTGTATTATACCCTGGTTTTACTTTTCTACTATTTGGAAAGTATTGTACACAGAATCCTGTTTTTACACCAAACTCATCTTCATATATAGTACAGTCACCATAGTAGTTATATATGAATGTATCAGATTCTTCCCATGTTTGAACACAGTATCTAAGTGTTTCTTCAGGATCTCCATTAGCATTTATAAAAGTAAATGTTCTATCTTCTGTACTATTATTAAATACAGTAGAGCATCTTGGAAGTACTTGATTACATGCAAAACATGTATCATAGTTTTCTTCTACTTCAACAGCTTCTATAAATTCTGGAACTAGTGTATATGACTCCACAAAGAAACATCCTTCACAGTTCTTAATTTTTACATATTGTCCTAAATATACAGTTAGATTAGTATCTGTGACTATAGTTCTTTCAGGATCATTACAATCAGTTAAAAGGAATAAAGTTGCTAAACATGTTTCACAATCATCATAAGTCTGCTCTATTGTAATAGGTGTATCTATAGGTGGTTGATAGTTTATTTCTTGTACTGTATAGCAATCACAATCATCTTTAATTACTTTGTCTACATATGCAGATAAATCCTGTGTAGTATATGTATTTACTAATGGATTAGAACATGAAGTAAGCTTATATGCTATAGTAGGCAGACATTCAAAACAACTTTCATAATCTCTTAGTACTATAACATCTACTGGACATTTGCATTGCTCATCACATAAATCACTAAAGAACCCATTTACTATTTCTAAGTTAGGTCCTATCCCATCTTCCCAAATAAGATTTGATACAGGAGCTGGACAAGGTATTTCAGTACCTTTAGTTTCATAAGTTGCTAAAGCATTATCTCTATCTCCAACAGTTTGGCTTACAACCCATATGAAACTTGCAGAATCAAACCAAATATAATATGTATAAGGATCTCCTCCTGGTATTTGACTAGGTATTACAAATGAATATACATTAAAACCATTTGAATCTATATATTCTAAGTATGCATCATATTGTCTAAAAGCATCTCCTCCTAATTGAAAAGTAACTTTAATACAAGTACAATCTGCAGGTAATACTTCCCAACAACCTTGATAATTATTTAATTCAACTACAGAACTTGTATTAGCATACTGAGATAAGCTTTGTAAGTTTGAGAATATAATAGGTTCTTGTTCAGGATATTTTTCAGGATCACAGTTCTTTAAATAAAAACATTCTGCAGGACATTGCCCATCTACACAATCTCCACCTACTATTAACTGGTAATCTTCACCTTGAATTTGTGCTATAACTGGAGGAGCTTGAGCACAAAACTTAGCAGGAGAATATGTAAATTGTCTATTACCATTACAGTCTATATAATTTATACCTCCTGTATTACCCAATACTTCATAACAAATACAAGGACAAGGATCTTGTTCTGTTGCTGTTACTTTTAGAATAAGGGTAGGATTTTGACAAATTGCTTCATTTAGTTCAACATACCATGTTTCTGTATAGTTCTCTATAGTTATGTAAGTACCTACATAAGCAGAAAGATCAATTAAAGTATTAATAGTAATTCCTGAACAGCTAGTTAGTCTATAACAAATAGGTTCACAATCTGGACATTGTATTTTACCATCTTGATATTCACAATCTGATTCATGAATAAATTCTAATTCACTTGCAGGAGGCGGAAATGGTAATGTATTATATGTATCCATATCAGGAATTATACCATCCCCTACTGTACCAAATGATACAGTATAACAAGCTCCATTAAATAAATATACTCCTTGAAAGTTATTTAAATCTACAATAGGTAATGCAGGACTAAATTCGCTTTTTCCTTTTACATCTCCTTCTATTTGTTCTACTCCAGTATAGCCCTCTCCTCTAAAATAAATAGTATCTCCTCCACAACATGGTTCTGCTATAATATAATGAGTACCTGATGGTGGATCGCAATCACAATCTGTAGTAGCACTATTACAGTCTGTAAATGTTCCTAAAGTATCTAAAGTAAGGAAGCTGGAATCAACTACATCATAGGTATTAAAGACAGAACCTTGACTTGTTATTATATAACAATTATCTGGATCTAAAATAAAACCTGAAGGTAATATAGTTTGTGTACCCGTCCATTTATAAATTCCATCTGATAAACCAGAAGGATCAAGATTTATTAATGTACTCTGACTTGTACAACAATTCTGTATTCTATAATAGGGTACACCTGCCATTTTTATTTAGTAAATTTTGCCAATTTTTGTTTTTTCAGTGTCGCTTCATAAGCATTTATACAATTGGAACATACTGAAGTTTTATCAGATGCTGTTCTTTTTTGACATCCACAGGATAGTCTTCTTTTACAATTTGCACATGCTGCCATAATTTTGTTGGTTTTTAATGGTTAACAATTTCTACAATCTAATTTATATAGAAGCTTTAAAGCATAGTTATACAATGTCATTCCCTCTTGTTGTTCATGACATGTTTCTACTTTTGCTTTTGCAGCATCTAAATACATTCTAATTAATCTAAGTTGTTCTAACTTATTTTTAACTTTTTTGGGAGGATCACAGTCTGCCACATCTATATCACATAGAATCTTTTCATAAAGATTCATAGCTTGTGTAGTTCTTAGATGATTATATTCTACATACACAACATGACTAGGATCTACTATATATTTAATTACATATATTCCATCTGGTAAATTCACATAAGTACTATCACAGTTTTCAGTTTGTATATCTAAGTCACATCCTGTTAGTGTAGGAGAAGACTCAGGTTGAAAATGAACTTCTGTAGCATATGTATACCCAGGAACTGTGATTTGTAACTTTGGTTCAAAAATACCCACTTGTGCAGAATATACACTTGTATCAAATATTTTCATAACACAAGGATTCCCAACATGAGGTATTTCCAAACTTAATACATGATTTGCCATAATTCTTAAAATAAAAAAAGGGAGAGGAGAAACAAGATCTCACTCTCCCTTTAATGAGTAATTAATAGTTATTACGCTGTAACTGGAATACTTGGAGTAGGACAAGCATCTGCATCTTCAGCAGCTTGCTGGTAGCATGGGTTTCCACATGCATCCAAGATTCTTTGTAAGTCCTTAACTAAAGCAGCTCTTTCTGTAGCTCTAAGAGCAATAGGAGTAAGAACTTCAATTAAGTATTGATCATTATCAAATGTTCCAGAAGGGTTATTGAATCGTGGTACACTATGTAAAACCATTAGTCTATCATACAGTCCATTTCTGTCAATTTGACCAGCACCTGTACCTAACATGTCATTACCTTGAGTAATTTCACGAATTCTTAAGTCAGAAGCAAAATGATTTTGTCTGTAAGATTCTGACAAGATAAAGTCTCTTGCAGCAGTTTCTCCAAGACCATTTGCTTTTCTTCCTTCACACTCATGAGCAATACAGATTCCTGTAAATTCACAAGGAGAACCAGTTAAATCTACTTCAGAAGCATAAATTCTTACTGGCTCAGTTTCATAGAAGTCAGAAGGTTGGAAAGTACAATCTCCAAATCTAGTTTCTTCATATGCACCAATTAAAGATAAACCTGCACAGTCTCCGTTTCCAAGAACCCATGTAGATACATAGTTATCCCAAGTATCAATAGTATATGCAGGATATTGAATTGCGGCAGCAGCCAATACAGCAGCATCAGTTCCTGGAGGATAATATAATGCATCTACTACACCTGCAGTTGCAAATGATACAACTGGAATAAGTAGTGGAGCAGGATTAATTCTTCCGTTAGGACCATTACCTGTAACAACTACACTTTCCCAAATACCAGTAGCCCATTGAATCATGATAGATGCTGGATCTACTTCTACTGGAGCAATAAGTGGATCATCTGGTTGATCAGGACAACAACCACCATATGCAGTAACTTCTACATATCCTTGGTGATTTAACATTCTCAATGCTGGAGAACCTTTAACATCAACTCTTAAGTGATAGTTCTCACCACAAAGGAAAGTTGGGCAGCAATCTCCTTCTGCAGGTGGATTAGCTACAGTCCAAGCTGTAGTACCAATATGAAGAATAGAGTTTTGAGCAGCATGTGCCAAACCATCCCATACTTTAGTTACATATCTTGGATTGATTCCTTTTGATTTAATAGATTCTTGGTATCCTCCGTGAAAAGGTCCAACTCTATCATTTGTATAAGGAGATCCAGATACAACTAAAAATTGACAACACTCTGGTGTTGCTACATCAGAAGGAGCAAAAGTCTGTGCATTAAAAAGCGACAACTGTCCTGCTGTTAAAGCTCCTGTAGTGGTAGCACTTGCTGGAGCCACATAGTCAGACATTACAAATGTCTTTCTAAAAGCGTGATTAAAATAAGCCATTTTTCTTTTGTTTAAAGTTTATAAATAAATATATATATAATATACTAAATTTTTTTAAATAATCAAATTATTTCAAGAAAAGTAATTTATACTTAGTAGAATTAATTATATCTTTTACTAGATCTAAATTGTTTACTATTTCAGAATATGGTAACATACCTTGTAGTTTATTAACCATTCCATATAAGTCTCTTAAGTAAGAAACACCATCTGATACTGTATCTAATGTTCTACAACTTACTTCTTTGTAACCTAAAATCTTTTCTGCTACTCCTTGATATCCTTCTGCAAGTGTATCTGCATGACCTGGTAGAGCATCATATAATTCATTTAAAGCTTTATGCGCTGCATAAGAACCTTCACCTTTAACTTTTAAATGTAGTTTATGAAAGCTAGTTGCAGCATTCATAAGCTCAGATACACATGATGATACCATGTTATCTAATGAACTTCCACCAACTCCTGTATCTTTAGTTGGTTCAGCTTTTACTTCTTCTCTTGGTCTACTAATAGTTTTAGTAGTTTCTGGATTTCTTTTTAAAAGTCTAGATCTTGTTTCCATAATTAGTTGTTTCTTTCAGCACCTTGTGTACCTCTTGGATATTGTACAGGAGCTTCTATATCTCCTCCAATTATACTTACTGCTTCATCTATTATTAGTTCTATAATATCATCTTTAAATTCAGACTCTACTTCTACTAATGATTGAACTTCTGTATATGGATCAACACATCCCTGAATTTGTATCTTTCTTGGTTGTCTATAATATATTAGACTAGCTTCTCCAATTTCAAATTCATCATTAGTATAAATATGTACTTTATCATCAATTAAGGTAGCAAATGTTTCTGCCCATTCAAAGCTTGGTTTTTTTGATTTGTCTCTGAGTAATTGATTTAAGTTACCTTCTTCTGCTAAGTATACAGTCATTCTTCTATCTTCACAACAGTCTTTACAAGCTAATACATCAACTCTCTTCCATTGTAAATAGTCTTCTGGAATAGCACCAAAGAAGTAATACTTTTTATCTGTTACATTTATTTGTTCCGTAGTTAACAAAGTTTGAAGGTCATCTTTTCTTCTAGTAGATTGTTCATCACCTTCTTGTACAACATTAAGCCCGTGCAATTGTCTTCTACACCATTCTACTTGTGCTTTATTAAAAGCTTCAACAACTTGCCAGCATTCTATATTATCATAGTCTTGACTATCAAGTTTATTTAATCTTTGTTTCAGCTTTATAACAATTGTACTATTAAGCATGTCTTACTTCTTTTATTAGTATTTATCCCACCAGTTTTTCTTTTTGGAAAGCGGAAATCCATATTTATCAAAACCTGCTTTACCTTTATTTTTTTGTCTATCGGCAGCATCTAGGTGATACATCATAACATCCATAGCCATATTAGCACCTTTTTTATCACCTTTATTTTCAAACTCTTTAGACAAAATAGCATCTTCTTTAGCCCATTGATTATAAATCTTTGTACTATCTGTACTAATTCCTTCTTGAGCTTTAACTAAACTCTTTTTAAATTTTTTCATTTCCTTTATAGCTTTAGCTTTTGCCATAGCTCTATTATTATTAAAAAATTCTACAGGGTGTATTTTCTTATTTTTCATTTTATTTCTTTTTTCTTAGTTTACCTAATGTAATTGCAAACCTTGCACGTTGAGCAGTTTTGCCTGAACCTTTTGCTTTTTCTCTTAACCAAGATTTTTTAATTCTTTTATTTTTGGTATCATATCCACCTTGTCTCTTTGCTGTTGCTGTAAGAGAACCTGGTTTCTTAATTGCCTTTTTAATATTTAATTTCTTGGTTGCCATTTTTTAATATTCCCAGTAGATAAAAATTTGATCAGTTTCTTCTTCTGGTTCTTTATAAAATTTGTTCATATATTATAATATACAAAAAAATTAACAATTCCACTTTCTAAGAGACTTGTTAATTCTTGAGTTAGGATCATTTGCTTTTTTAGATCCTGTCATTTTTTTCTTCATGCCTTTCATTCTAGCACAAAAAGATTTCTTTCTTTTAGCTCTTTTACCTTTAGGATCTTTTTCAGTAACTGGTGCTGCTAATTTACTACCAGGATTAGCTTTTCTATAAGAGGCTCTTCCTTTAGCATTTAAACCACCAGATTTACTTTTACCTTCTTTCCTAGTCCAAGCAGGACTTTTTTTCTTAGCAGTAGCCATTACTTTTTCTTTTTAGGTTTAGTATGAGAATAACCTTTTGCTTTCAAACTTAAATGATCCTTCATACTTTTAGCCATGATCATTTTACCTGACTTACTGTACATTGGATGAGCTTTAAATTTTTTAGTCGTTGCCATTTATTTTTTTCTTTTTTTAATTGAACTTGTTCTTCTACCCATACCTACTTGTTTCTTTTCTCTAACAGCAGCAGCCTTTTGAGATTTAGATAAAGACCCCCAAGTTCTAGGAGTCTTTTTTGAAACCTTTTTAGTTGGTCTACACTTTTTAGTTTTTTTATTTTTGTCAGAACCACAAGGATTTCCTTTTTCATCCTTCCATTCTTCTTTAAACCACCTTTTAAGTGCAAGACCTTTAGCTGTTTTTCTAACTGCCATTACTTAATTTTTCCTCTACGTTTTCTACATTTTGCAATATATCCACTAGCATAAGCTGAAGGAAAAACTGCATATTTAGCTTTAGCCTTATGATAACAAGCATCTTTTTTAGTTCCACCTTTTTTCATTCTTTCTAGATTAGCATCTCTAAAGAACTTTAAAACTTTTGTAGGATTTGTAGTATTAGGCATAACTTATTATTTTGTCATTCTAGATGATCTAGTCCAAGAACCACCCATTTTGTTTTCACCCAAAGGATTGTTTTCTTTTTTCTGTTTTTCTTCTCTAGCCTCTTTAAAACTCATACCTGGATTAGCTTTTCTAATCTTATTAATTTGTCTAATATTTTGTATAGACTTGTTAAGAACCGTATTTCCTAAAGCATCTGCACCTGCTGCAAAAATTGCTTTAGTAACAGTAGGAACAGTTTCTCTATATTGTTTTATAAGATCTTTTATAGGACCATCTTGTTTTTTATAAGCCATAACTTTAAAATTTATTTACGTTTAAGAGTTCTTCTTCTTGGTAGAGTTCTTTTAGCTGGAGTTGAGGAACCTCCAGCTAAAGATTGAAGATTTTTAACTTCTTCCATAGCAGCTTTTTTTACATCAGCCATTAACTTAGAATCTTTTTTTATTTCTTCAGCTCTCCTTAAAGTACTCATTGCAGATTGTATTTCAAACTGCCTCATTTCTTTCTTATTCATGTTAGTTATTTTTATCATTTATAAGAACTCTTCTTCATGGTTTTCATAACTCCCCCTCTTCTATATTCTCCACCTTTCATCATTTTATCACCTTTTAGTACTCCAGCAGACATAGCTGAATTTACCATACCACCATTCATAAGTATTCTTCCTTGAATAGAATTAGGATTGTTTGTATACATTGGCATTACTTTACCACCCATTTTCATTTTGGCAGGTCCGCCTTTACTGTACATCATTTTATTATTTGCCATGATTAAAAAGATTTATTTGTTCTATTATACTTCATTTTTTTACCGCAAGATCCTCCATACTTCATCATACCAGTTTCTAAACTTGATCCGCCATTTCTTTTAAATGCACCTCTGCCTTTTAAAATATCAGCGTAAGTTACTTTACCATCCCCTGTAAGATCAGGAAATGATGATCCTCCTTTTTGATAGTTGTGATTTCCACCACATTTCATACATCTTGCCATAATTTCTATTTTTTTAATTTAACTTCTCCAATATGTTTCGCAGGACTTAGTTAAATCATCTAAGATATCTTCATTAAGAGGATTCTTCAAATATTCTACTACATCAGAAACATTTCTTCCAAGTAGAACATTCTTCTTATTATGATAAATATGTCCATCACTTTTAGTAACAATATATTTAAAGAATGCTGAATCTTTTACAATACTTCTGATCTTCAATGTTTCCATATCACAATCAACAGCTTCTATAAATGATTTAACAGCTCTTTCCATGTTACTTTCTGCGCCATCCCCATGAATATGCATATCCATATTTTCATATAGAATATCCAAAGGAGTGGACTTTTTATATTGTGTACTACTAGCATCTACAACTTTTGCTACATAGAATAGTTTAGTACTATTTTTATCAAACAATTTTTGTAGTTCTGATAGTGCTTTGTTTCTAAGTTTTTTGTACTCAGTTCTACTAGATACAGTAACTTCTTCTTTATCTAAATAAAACTTAGGAGCTTTTGGTTTTGCTTTTGCATCATCATAACTCTTTGCAATTAAAGAGAAACCTCCTGCTTCAATTGCATATAATTTAATTCTGTCATAAGGATCATTCATATTTAAAAAGATAGGCTCGTTTCCTACTTTAATATCAATCTTATTCCAGAAGGCAGCATTATCAGGCTTTAGTAACTTAACCTTATTCCAAAAGTCTTTATCTTCTGGATCTATAATATTAGAAGCTAATTCTGCTTCTAAATCAGCTACTGCTGTTCTGATCTGCTTTACTTTAGCTTCTCTAGCTTCATTAGATAACTTTTTAATTTCAGGAGCAAATTCATTTAATCCTGTAAGATATCTATTGATTCCATTAATCTCTAGACAAGCTAATTGCTCTTGATGTTTAATTCCATCAAATAAGCTTAGTCCATAATTTTCAAGACCCATATTTTCTCTTCTTGCATCGAAGTAAGGTCTAATACTAATTTTAGACTGTCTGTTCATTACTGGTGTTTCCACCATTGTAAAGTTTTCTTTTTCCATTGGTTTTGATTTTATTTTTGTTGGTTATTAAAAAAAAAGGGAGAGGACTTTCCCTCCCCCTTTTATGAGTTTATTGTATGGATTAGAATGATCCGCCAGTAACTGGGTTTCTCATAACAATCTTCAATACCTTAGTTGGATCTTTAACCCAAATTGCAGGCATTGTTTGAGACATCATTACTCGGTATCCATTAAATTGTCCAGAAGACTGGAATCCTTGGCTACGACCCATATAGTCCATAGTACCATTTTGATACCACCACTTCAATTGATTATCCCAAGATAACTTCAACAAGAAGATGTTATCATTAGTATTATCAGTGATGTCAAAGATAATGAATGAGTAAGAAGATAATGGGAATCCATCAATGATTGGGTTCTCAATATCATTTGTATTAACGTTATCAAATGCTGGGTTAAGTACAAACTTAACATTAGCAAGGAAAGGAATAACGTAGCTAGTATAAGCAAATCCAAAGTTCAAGTCCATTCCTTGACCAGTGATTGCACCTATATCAGCAGCTTGAATTACAAGACCTGATGCTACAGCTTCTCTTTTAATAGCTTCGTTTACCATTCTCATACCACCCATACCAGTTTGAACAATCAACTGTCTTTGTGGATCTGGTCCTTTAAACTCAACTTTACCATTAAAGAAGTTATAGATTTCAGATCTAAATAAGTCTAAGTTAAAGTTATTTTTGTTGTATACTCTTTTGAAAGAGTTGTCAAGCTGTTGCCAAAGACCTACAGAAAGTCTTAAATCATCTGGACCATCTTGTCTAACTCTACCACCTTGTCCCCACATTAGGTAAGACTCAATGTCATTAGCAATCTTAGTCAAGTGAGCAGCTTCCATTTGAGTAAGGAAAGATCTAGAAAGATCACCGTTATCAAAAGCTCTCTTTACTTTATCTTTACCCATTACTTTAACCATATCTTCTAATGAAGCTACAGAAGGATTCATAGCATCTCCTGATGCTCTCCAGATCTCAGTTACAGGAACTGTACCATCTGCATTCATTCCTCCTTTGATCATCAAGTCTGCACGAGAAGAGATAGAGTAATGAACATGAGCTTCAGCACCTCCTACATAGTTGTAGAATTCACGGAAACCAGTTCCAGTTGTAATATCAGAAAATCTTTCACCGTATTCTCCTCTAGCAGAACCTTTTCTAAAGTACTTAGTTCCATTAGCTAAGAAACGTGAATCAAAAGTTGCAGTATTGTTATTATTAACCATCTGCACTGTATAGATAAACCCATCACCTACAGGAAGAATATCCTCATCAGTAACATAAAGTTCAGCACCATTGTATTTGTCATAGGTAATGATATCACCATGTCCAAATTCTCTGCAGCTTAACTTAATGCGGAAAGTGTTACCATCAGCACCTCTTGTATCACCTAAAGATGGATCAATATCCTCAATAATATAAGGAAGATCTCTAGATACAGGTGTTTGCCACTTGTACTCTCCACGAGCATTATCTACTTCAATTACATTTTTACCACCAAAGCTAGACATTTGATAAAGGGGCATTTCCACCTTTTGAGCCATAGCCCAAAGATCTACTGGACCAAGGTCCATTGGTTCTGCATCCTTTAACATGTTAACCAAGTGGTAAGAGTCTACGTGTGAGCTTGCGTTGTACGCTGTATCCCGTAGAAAGATACCATTGTTTAAAACTGGAGTTGCCATTTTCTATTTTGTTTTTATTGTTTACTAATTTAAAATCTTTTGAACAAATTATTTGTTCTTTTTAATGTGGTTTTTTGTGTTCTAGAACTTCTACCTCTAGAATCACCTTGAGATGCTTCTGGAGAAGAAGAACTAATCTTCTTGGACTGAGCCGTTTTAAGTTTTCTTACTGTATCTTCTACAGCTTCTTGGCCTCCAAGACTTTTCACTTTTTGTTTATATCCATCAGGATCAGAAAGCAACCACAAAGCTTCTGCAATAAGATCATGTCTTGGTTCTACAAACTGATATTTTTCAAGTAAGTGACCTAATAAGTTAGTAGGCTTACCTGAAATAGAAGGATAACTTGGTTGAACTAAACCAGAGTATAAATGATTTTGAATCTTTCTATCTAGTTTAAGATCTCCTAATGTACCTTCTGAAAGAGTATTATATACATTATCCATGTATTGTCTAGCTGCTTGTTCTTGTTGAGCTTTCTTTTGCTCTTGTTCAGCTAATCTTTTAGAGACAATGCTTTCTTGCATTCTATCAAGTTTTGGTTTAAATTGTTTAGCTTTTTGTCCTAGCTTTTCAATGTCAGCCCAATCTTGAATTTCTTGTTCTATTTCTTCAGGAGTTCCAAAGTTTGTAGCAGTTAGATATTGTCTTGCAATCTCAGCTTGGTGATTTTCATTATTAGGATCTAACTCAAAAACTTCTTCAACTTGTGAAAGAGTTCTGAATAATCCTTTAAGATCTTGACCACCATCAGCTACATATTTAGCTGCTACTTGAAGTTCTTGAGGAAGAGAATTAAAGAATTCTTTAGGAGTATTTTCTCTTATCTGAGCTTCTCTCTCTTGGAAGTTAGCTTCAAACAGTTCTCTAAAGTCTTTAGTAGTATACTCATCCAAAGGTTTGTCATCATCAAATCCAAAAAGAGTTCCTTCATCAATCATTTTTTGAGCTAGATCTACTAGACCACTTTTTTCCATTCTAGGTCTACCTGTTCTGCTCTCTCCTTCTTCTTCTGCAGTAATAGCATCATCTAATTCAGATAGTGCTACTTCTACTACAGAGTCAGGTGTTGAATCAATCTTTTCTTGATCTGATAATCCTTCAACTTTTTTAGTTTCAGTTTTAGTTTCAGTCTTGTCAATGAACGATGTATCAAATTCTTTCTTTTTAGAAAAAATTGATTTAGGCTTTTCTTCCTCTTCTTCTGTAGGTAACATTACATTTTCTGCACCTACATTTCCAAAGATTTCATCAATATTTAAATCTACTTCTTCTACCGTTGTAGAATCTTGTACTTGAGTTTCCTCGTTTAGTTCTTCACTCATCTTTTATTTTTTGTTGGTTATTACTTTAATATACTAAATAAATATTAAAAATTTAAAATATGCTTAAAAAAAATATTTAATTTTTTGCATTATATAGCTAAGTTATTTTTTCTTATCTCTTTGTGATGGTTTAACATCATATTTGTTCTTATTTTCTCTAGCTATTTGAAGTTGCTTGTCTGCTATTTCTTTTTGAGCTTGTATCTTTTGCTCTTCTATAGTCATTTTTTGAGAATGCTTAACCATATCATCACTTAACTTTTGTCTTTGCATACTAGTTTGCTGTGCATACTGCTCACTTTTTCTAATCTCTTGCATAGCATCTCTATAGTCAGACATTTGATTTTGATTAAGATCAACCATAGAACCATATCCCGCAGCTCTAATTTCTGCAACAAGAATATCTTTTTGTCTTTCTTTTTCTGCTTCTTGAGCTTCTGCACTAAGCTTATCCTGCTGCATTTGTTGTTGCTGCTGTAATTGCTGTTGTTGCATTTGCTGCTGTTGCTGCATTTCTTCTTGTCTTTGCTTTTCTTGTTTTTCTTGACTATCCTTAAGAACATGAGATAATTCTGCAACAGAGTCAGATTGAATAATTCTACCAAGATCGTATATACTAGCACCACTAGTATTGTTACTCATTGCTAATTGTTTCAATTGTTCTAATACAGCTCTACCATTTGCAGTAGTAGTACAGAATATATTAAGTTCTCTCATTAACATATCAGTACCATTTATTTCAAAGTTTACTTTTTCTTCTTTAGATGTTAAATATGTTAATCTTTTAGAAGGATTAGTACTATGATAGAACTGTGCTAGGTCTGTTCTCATTTGATGTACTCTAGGCATTAAATAGTCAGAGTGTTGTATAAAGTACATTTCTGTTTGTGCATATGATGCGCTAGAAGCTTGTTCTACACCTGTAGCTGTCATTTGGGATAACTGCTGACCCATTCTTTGTGGATTAACACCAATTACCTCATATGCTTGTTGTTTAAAATAATTAGACAACTGTATTCTAGACATTAGTCTATTAGTCTGTTCTAGATCTAATTTTTGGAAATGCTGGAAGTTTAATGCATTCTCTGTATTTGTAATAGATGTGTCAAGCGGCAACATTTGGAAATCTTTCATAGCTACATAAGCTTTAGCTAGGTTTCCTTTACCCCAATCTTCTCCTAGAGAGTGCTTAGGTAATGTATTTTGATCTAACATAATTACAGTACCTAGTTCATCTACTAAGATATCAGCTATCTGATTATTTACTAAATTATATCCAATCTGGTAAGGTTTCATTAAATCTATTAATGCAGTTGACTTAGTATTTCTATCAGAGAATACAGCACCTTCTACAGGAAGTTTGCAACCATATAGATTATCATCACCTTTAAACTGGAATTTAAGAGGTCCAACTGTTGATCTATCAATACCTAAATATATAGGAGAAAAACCATTAGATATATCCATGCCATAATAGCTAGGAAGATTTGGTCCTATCTTAACTCCACCCCATACTTGGTTTATCCATATCCAATCAATATGTTCTCCAAATAATAGATTGTCCTTATTTTTATTTTTAAATAACCTATTGTCATAAATAGGTTTGTCCATTACTTTATAGTCTTCTGTAACTATTTCAGTAGTTACATTACCAGTTTCATCAATCTTTGTAAGATGCCCAAGTTTTCTTTGGGATTTCCAATATGCTGTAGTAACTCTAATTAAAAAATTAGAATCATAAAGATTAGCTGTATATCCCTCACTTTGTGCTAGTATTTGATTTACTACATCTCCATCATATCCTTGCATGTTAGCTAATTCAGTAGTATACTGTCTCATTGCTAATGAAGGCATTTCTGTATTCCAAGCATGTGACTTAGTAGCATCATAAAAAGTTCCATCATTTTGATATCCTCCAATAGAATATCCTGCAGACTGAATAGGATAAGTAGCCTCTAATGTTTCTAACTGTTCTTCTGTCATTAAATAACCATACTGATCAATTACATCAGAAGGTGTTAGCATATCTGTTTTACCTACCCAATTAGATTGAGATATATATCTTGCTTGAGGAGACTTATGGTAAAAGGTAAGAATAGGATTCCAAAGTTCTACTTCATAGTCATTTTCCATCATGCGGAAATGCCAGAATTCTCTATCAGCAACAAGCATGTCCCTAAATCCTCTTTCTTCTAGTTCATCTAAATTAAATCTTTCTGTATCTACTGCATGTTGATGACTAGCCCATTGCTCTATCATAGATCTATAATCTTTTTTAAAGAAAGATTCTATTTCTGGCAATGATTTTATATTATCAGGACTTAGTTGTTTTTGAGCTTCTTCAGAACTTGGATCTAAACCTTGTTCTACAAATGCTGCAATAAGTTTTTCTTCAGCATCTGCCATAAGGGCTTCTTCAACCATAACTCTCTTTTCTTCTAAGAGTTCATTGTAAGAAACATTATCTACAGCTCTATAAGTTAATTTAGTTGATCTTTTGGCAAATTCTGCAGTAAGTACATTTACCACATTTGGAATAATAGGATAGAATTTAAGTTCTAAAGCTGTATCTTCATTTCTGTTTGCTAGCATATCTACTATGTCAGCATACTCATTATCTTCTTCTACAATGTAATCAGATCTATCAATTATACCTTTTGCAAGTTTATAATTCTTTGTTAGTTTTCTAGCATTTCTTCTCAATTGTTTTAGACCTTCCCATTCTAACCAATCTAAGTTCCAAGCTGCCCATTCTTCATTTTTCTTTTTCTCTGGTAAAAATTGAAGAGGTTGGGTAATAGAACCCATTCTATTCCTTTCAACTTTTGCTCCTTTTTTTAACTGAAGTGCATTATATACTTGCATAGTTTCTATTTAATATTTTTAAATGCAGATCTTTTTATTGATTTGCCATTTACAGTCTTTCTTTTTCTACCCATATGTCTAAACGGACTACTATTTAATTTAAACAAATTTTCTGACTTTTGCAAGTTTTTAGCTGCATCATCACGTATAGTTTGTTTAGTATATCCTCTATTAGATTCTTGTATTCTCATAAAAGAAACTAAAGCTACAAATGATACCAGTCTATCCACGTTAACTCCATCAGCATATTCTTGCATTTCCTTAATTAGCATAGGATCAGGAATTCTTTCTACTCCATAAGTTGTTCTAACTACTGTACCATCTTCTTTTGTTTCTTGATCTAGTTCTTCTCTTACATATTCTATTCCGTAACTTAATAAGTGTGATTTAAATAATGTACCCGTGTTCTTCCAACCATACTCCTGGAAAACGTTAGCATTTGCTCCTAGATCTTTTAGAAACATGATTTGACTTTTAGGTACAAGATATCTTTGTTTCTTTCTATGGATCATGTAATTGATAAATAAAGATATGTTGTTTTCAATTACTGTCCAGGCATTATACCATTCTATTATAAGTTCTAATCTTTGATGAGTTTGTTTTATATCATCAAATCTTCCACACCAAGCTGCTACTATTTTACTTTGTTCTATATAAGTTTCTGTTTCAGTTCCAGTAATCTTGGTCACCTCTACTGAGTTTTTCATTACATAAATAGAACATAAAGATTCTGATGTTGTAGTTTTACCTTCTGATACAGGGTCAATAGATGCATAATATGTTCCAAAATCTGGCTTTTCTTTGTTAGGTCTTTCCCAAACTACAAGACATCCTGTTTTATCTTCAGTTTTTTTATTTATAGGAAACTCTTTTATAGGCTGTCTGTTACTTTTCATAACCTGAGGTTTGCCTTCAGCATCTGTAAATATATCTAAGAACTCATAAGCATATTCTTTTTCTTCTATTCTTCTTGCTTGAGCTGATAATAAATGTGTTGGAAATACTGATACAGATCTGTGATCAAATGCTTCTTTAATATTTCTTGGGTGCTGAGATATCCTTAACTGATAATCTTCTGGAGCTAGTTCTCTTTTCCATTCTTCAAATTGATTCTCTAAAGCTTCTAAAGCTTCTTTTACATTTGAGTTTCCATACTCATCTATGTGTGGAGGCATGGACCATTGTTCAGGAATAAATAAACCTGATAAACCTTCTGTACCTTTATTGTCTATTAAATTAGTTTCTACAGCATATACATCTTTAGATGTAGGATTCATTATCATATCCTTAAGAGGATTACACTGTGATAAGTCACCCACAGATCCTGCAGCTATAAACATTCCTGTAGTAGTAAGTCCTGATCTCATTGCAGGTCTCATATACTCATATGTCTTATCCATCTTAGGTGCAATTCCTGCTTCTTCATGAAAGAAGTACTTCACTGGACCACCAACACCATTTGTTGGATCTTTCTCAAATGACATACCTTGTATAGTACCTTTAAGACCTACTTCAGTTTTTCTATCTCCTTTTCTTACTTCTATCTTCTGCTGCCACATCATTACCTTATTTGGATTCATAGGTCTATACCAAGCAGTGTGTTCATTTAGGAATGCTGCATATTCATCTAAGAATTTCCAAGATCCTTTCTCATTAATATAATCTTTAAGACTGGCTCCTATCTTTAATGTAACACCTGCTTCAAACCACTGCTGATTTATTAGTTTGGCCATGTGATAATAAGAGGATGCTATCTGACGTTTTTTAAGTATAGCAACATGTTTATAATTTAACTCTGCAAGAAACTCATATAATGCCATATGATATTGTGCATCACGTATATCTGCAAAACCAAATTGTTGTATTTCTTTATTAAAGATTGGTAAGAAATTTAACCACATATAGTAGTCTCTAGCAATATACCAAACTTTGTCTTTTGATTTAAATATTACTCCTTTTCTGCATTTAAGTTTCTCATGATCCCAATATGCAATAAAGTCTCTTGATTTAAAAGGAGCATTACAATAAAAACCTTGTTCATTAAATTTGACGGCTTGATAATTAAACTCTTTTGTAGTTTCATCAAAACCATACTGACCAGGTTCTTTAAATATATTTCTTAGGTATGTAGCAAATTCTTCTCTAGATTCAAAGTCAGTAGTAGTCCAGGTTCCATTATCCCAAGTAGGTATATTCTCATATATTGCACTATCCTTGATCATAACCTAATCCAATACCACCTCTTACATTACTTTGTTGTTCTTCTTGAAGATCTTTATAAGCACCTTTAAATGATTCTCTAATTTGTTGATACTTGGCTGCAGCATTTACTAAAGAGTTTATGTTACCATCTCTTCCATGTTCTATTGGTGTAGTCTGCATATATCTACCTAATCTATCTAACATAGCTGCAATACCTTTGTATGCTCTTGAAGTTGGAGTCTCATACATTCTTTCACAAAACTTTAATGCTGCATATACATCATCATCCTCACTACTAAACTCTGCTTCTACTTCTTTTAGTATTAAATCTTCTTTTTCATGTTCTGGTGTATGAAAGAATGGATTCATATCTGGATTAGGACATGTCATGTAAAATAGATACTGGTATATCTTAAGATAATCATCAGGATGATTCTCCATTATGTCCTTTAAAGACTTTAATGTATAACAATGCTCTGTTGGTATTACTTTGCCGTTTTGTATGTCAAATAGTTTTACAATCATTTACTTTTCATTTTATCTTTATTATCCTTTAAATAATGTATTATTGAGATCACTTCATCCTTTAAATAAGGTACAGGTATCTGCACTACATCTTGCACAATAGGATCTCCTTTATCTGTGTATTTTGTTATAGGATAATCATACTCATCTTTACCCTCTACTTCAAACTGAACATGGTATATAAACATGTTTCCTGGTCTGAGTTTGGGATTGTGCTTTAATATAATATACATATAAATGCTGAGCTGTAAGGCATAGTGGTTAAAATTACAGTCATCTAAATGAGATACAGGAAACTTCATTTTTTGTGATATTCCTTCCCAATCTTTATATGATTGCATTTTAATCTCCTTATTAGTTTTGTAATCAACAATTGATACTTTACCATTTACAACTTCTACTAAATCTGACTGTCCGCATATTCCTGCAGATTTAAGGTATACCATATGTTCAGGATAAACTCCTGGTTCAAGCTTTTGTTCTGGAGCTATTTTTACACCTTGATCTTTGAATATAGGACTAAACACAGGTACTGTCATACCATCTCTTTCTATTGATGCAAATGAACATAAATCAGCTTCTCTTTGATTGTGATAAAATGTACCTAATGACATAGCTCTTTCAGATTCTTGTTTCCATATTTCCTGAATTTGCTTAGGTTTCATTCCATACCATTTAGAGTTCTTTCTTTTGCTTACTTTTTCTGCCACCTTTTTAGCATCAAAAGGCTCTTTAAAATAAGATGTTAAAGATGTAACACTAATCCATTCTATACCTTCGCCATTTGAACTTGTGTAACTGTGATCTTCTTCTTTAAATATAATGCTCATAATTCACCTAATTTATCTTCATCTTTTTCACTCATTAAAGCTTTCCATTCTCCTAATGGACAATCTGCAGATAGTGCTCTAGTTTTAAAAGCTAATGAACATCCGCATTCATTGCAGCAAGGTCCTGTTCCTGGAACTTCACACTTGTTACCTTTGCTAGGACATTCATTGCAAATAACCATTCTTTTAGCAGATACTGATTCTACAAATTCATCTCTAATTGTAGCATTCTTAATACCTTCGTAAATCTGTTTTCTATTTTTCCAAATCTTTTTTAGATCCATTTTTTTCTTTTAAAAATTCTTGTTTTCTAAGCTTTTCAGATTCTATTTGTTCTTTTATAGAATATAAAAATTCAATCTTTTCTTCCAACATCTTCTTATTATAGTATGCTGAATAAGTTGATGTATCATGATTTACTAAATACTTTTCAAATCTGGGAATTGCTTTACTAATGGCATACTCTCTAGCTGCAAATACACCTAAACCTGTTATATTAATTCTTGGGTGATATAATTCTGTTAGCAGAGTTCTTACATTTTTATAATAAAAATCAATAAGATCTTCTACTAGTTGTTTAGGTTGATTGTTTCTTCCAGATATTTCTTCATATAATAATCTAGCCTTTTTTGGTTTCATTTACCTAGAAATTTATAATCTAAGAAAATAGTACCATTTGTTTCTATCTTAATATTATCATCTATAGAAACTAACTTTTTATTTTTTGCGTCTTTTTTAATAAGATTATTTTTAATGCATTTATTAATACAATTTCTCACAGTTTGTTGAGATTTAAAAATCTTATGCTCCTCAGATGCATCATAACAAAAATAAGTAAGCTCTATAGGACCTACTGTACTTAGTAATGTTAAACATTCAAGATCAGAATCACTCACTGTTATTTTGTTTATATAACAGTGAGTGAGTAATTGAAACTTAATAATGTCTTTTTTAGACATTACAACTTTTTTCTGAACCTGTTTAACTACAGCCATTATGCCTCTTCTTTTCTCAAGACTCTCTTTTTAGGAGCTTTAGGAGCTTCTTGTTGTGGTTCTTCTTCAGGTTCGCTCATCATCATACCAAATTGCATTTGAATTTGAGCTCTTTTAAATCTTATTTCATCTATTTCAGAAAGAGCTTTTTCATACTCATACTGAGCTTTTAAGTAAGGCATTGATTCTGTATAGAATTTTAGCATTTCTTCTTTTCTTTCTGCTAATTCTTCTGGTGATAATTCTTGTTGGTTTTCCATTTTTTTTATTTTAGTTATTAATTATTAAAGTATAGATATAGTTACATCAAAATTAGAATGTCTATCTGCAGTACTAATTGTTTTAACTGATACTAGATATCCATTATCTGAATGTATTTCTTTAACCTCAAAGTGTGTTGCATATGGTTCATGAAATTTAACATAACCAACTGATTCACCTTTACTGTTTGTAAATTTAATTTCATAATTTGAGTTCATTCCACACCAGCATGCTCCGCTAGATGTTGTACTACATGTAGTAATTACATCATGATTTAAGGTACACCAACTTGGATTAATTACTACATCTTTAATACACTGCTCATAATCAGAACTTTTCCATACATGAATAGAATCATCTAAATTACTGTTTCTAAATGCAGCTGCATCTAATGAAATTGTAGCTTGCAATGAAGCTGAACTTCCTTTTCTCCAATCACCTACACTGTTATTAGGAGCAACTAAATAAATCAAACCCACTAATACTCCTATACCAATTAGTGTTGATTTTTTTGTAAAAAAGCTTTTAACTTTACTAAACATTTTTTTCATAATAAATATTATTTAAGATTAATAACAAATATACCAAAAAAGTTTAAACTAGAAATATTTAAACAAAAAATCCAGATATACTACATACCTGGATTTCTATATATTAGATAAGAGTAACTATCCTCCTCTTCTTTCTTTAGCTTTCTGTATTTGATTATATATTAATTGAGCAGCAGTAGCAGCAGCAGCAGGAGCAGCTATCATACCAGCTTTAACAAGATTGTTTCCATATCTCCATTTATCTTGTACCCAATCAACACCTTGATCTAAAGTATTAGAAATAGCCTTACCAACATTAGTTGGTTGATTTAGTTTACGCATTTGTCTTTTACTTAATAATCTACCGCCTGGTTCTAAACCTTCTTGTATACTTTCACAACCTTTACTATATTTAGTAGGACCACTATATTTTTGTACACAATGTGCATCTTTCTTCTTTCCAAACAATCCAAGTTGAGCCTTAGGAAGAGATTGCTTAGGTTCAGACATATTATATCTACTTTCTCTAAATTGTCTTAATACTTTTTCTGCGTTTACTTTATTTTTTTTCATAACTATAAACTTAATAACATATCTATTAACTCTTGCTGAGGGAACATATCAGACTTCCAGCTTACTACATTACTATGAGTATATAACCCAGGAGTTTTATTTGCTTTATCTAAATCTAATACCTCAAATCCATCAGCACCTTTTTCTTTTACCCATTCTACTAATCCTACTCTAGGATCTATTGAGTATTTATTTGCTATATGCAATATCCATTTTTTAAGTACTTCAATCTGCTTATCAGAATATCTATGCCAGTATTGATGACCTTTAAAAGGTTTTGCTAGTTTAACAACTTGTGAAGGATCTGCAATAGTTCCTACATAAGTTTTACCATTTTCAATATAACCCATATTACATACTTCTATAGCAACAGAGTTTCTATGCATTCTAGAATTACCTGTTCCTGTATGCCAGCCATATCCACCTTCTGGAAATGCTTGAACTAGATCACCATCATATTTATCAGTACCGTTTTTTACATTTTGTCCACCTAATATAAATTCAGTAGCTACATTACCTCTTTTATCTCTAGCCCACATATCAGCTACTTGATAAGGATTATCCCATCCTGCAGTATGGTGTAAAAATATCCATTCTTTTGGAACAGGTCCTTTAAAATAAGTACCTATAGGCATATAATGTTCAATTAGATTAAGTTCACCATTTTCGGTAAATTTCTCAGATAAGTCTGTACTTAAAAAACCCATAGAGTTTAAAGTATTTGGTCCTACTATACCGTCAGCAACAAGTTCATGTGCTCTTTGGTATTCTTGTACAGCTCTTTCTGTTATAGATCCAAATATACCATCAGCAGTTAGTCCTAAAAACTTTTGAAGTTCTTTTACTTCTTTACCTTTACTGCCTTTTCTAAGAATCATTTTTTTCTACTTTTTGTAAACTTATCAATAGATGTAAGTCCTAATGCACCAAATGCAAATAATGCTACAGCATCTACAAGATATTCTGCTGGTCTGATATCATTATGAGTAAATGTATTTGCAATTAATGAAGTTACTAATGCTAATACACAAAGTAAACCACCTAATCTTTTAGATGAGTAATTACCTGACTCATCACTTAGAAGTTGTTTAAAAAATTCTTTCATGACTTTTTTTTTATTTTTTCTGCTATTATAAATTTAAATAATCTATATGCTCCATATATTAAAGCAATAAGAACTAACCAATTTATAGTCTTTTTCCAAAATGGAGTTTTTTCATAATACTTTACAGGTATTGTTCTTTCTATAACTTTTTCTACTGTTACTGTATCACACTCTCCATGTATAAATACATTCTTTTGAATTGTATCATGAAATATCTTTACAGTCAGTCTTTCTTTTTGCAGTATTAAAGTATCTCTAGTAATTTCATGAAAAAAGTGTTCATTTATAATTGTATCATGAACTACTTTCGGAACTTCAACTCTAACAGTATCTATAAATGATACTGAATCTATTTCTAGTAGGTACGGATGTTTATCTATAAGTCTGTTAAATCTAGTTTGAGGACTACATGAAAATAACCCTATACAAAATATTATAATCCAAGGTTTTATCATTTATCTTCTTTACCATTAATGGCTTGGATAATTCTAAGCTCCATAGCTGCCATTTCTTTTACTATATCCGCAAGTGCTTGATCATTTCTTTCTCTGTTATTATCTACTTTAGAAGAAAGCTCATCAATTCTTTTATGCAATAACTGATTATTATCTTTTTTCTCAGATTTTAAATCAATTATTTCTTTTTGTAAATTTTCCAAAACTATTTGTTGAATTGCTACTTTATTCTTTAATGTAAACCAAACTGTTAATGCACCCACTAAAGCTGACAGGATTGATACTAAAGCATCAAAACCAATTTGTAAACTTGAAACCTCCATTGCTCATTTAAATAAATATATAATATATAATATACAAAATTTATTTAAATCTACATAAAATTACGTAGTATTTATTGTGGAAACTTATAAGAATCTACTTGTTTATTGTAATAATCTTCTTTTTCTGTCTTAACTCTTTTGTATGATATCTCTAAAATACGCCCTCCTGTAGGTTTAACTGGAGCACCTCTTTCTACATGCCACCCCTTTGCTCCTGATCCATATTCCTCTTTATATGTTCCTGTAAGCATCATGTGAAGCTGTTTTTGTACGTGCCTGTAACATCCTGCACCTAGTGCTAAAACGTCTCTTACATCATTTCTAGCTGCATTTTCATGTATGTGACCCATAGTAAATACATCAAAGTCTTCATACATTTCTAAGGCTCTAGTAAGGTTTA